TTAATATCAATTCCCTTGCCAGTCGTAATGCCCTGCATAATGGTCATCTTGGTAAGAGGAATATCCTTTCCATTGCCGACAGCATCCATCATCTTTTCAGCCATCTTAGCCTGGAGAATTGCATTGACGTCAATCTTAGTATTAATCGTCATCTTGTTCTTTGTGTTATTTTCATTTGCCATAGTAGCATCTTCCTTTTTAGTTAATTTGTTTTTGTTATATTTTTCTTTGATTTTGTCCATCATGCGTTCACATTCATCAACGTCATCTAAATTGCCATCATAAAATGCTCGCATCTTTCGTTTATTCAACTGGACTAAATCTTCTTCACTATCACGATCCATCATTTTTGCATCCTTTGTTATTTTATCGAGTGCCCTTTCTAAGGTCTCATGACGGTGTCGTTCTTTTAGTTCTTCTTCTCGTTTCTTTCTAGCCTCTTCTACTAATTGTCTCCGTGCATACTCTTCTTGCATACGTCTGGCTTCTTCCATTTCATATCCAAATCGCTTATACACAGAGTTTTCATAGAAATCATCATCTTTAGGCTTGAGTGGATCTATCCACTCGCCCCTATTGATAATGCTTTGATTGGCTAGTGCATCTTCTATACCAGCCATTGACCTCCTTAGACGGCTTCATCGAGTTCATTTTCCCAATCAAGGTCCATATCATCGGACAGCTTGAGAAGTTCCTTCAAATTAGCCGGCTTAATAATGTTCAAATTATAACCGAACTTGTCCTTAATACCTTCATCGAAGTGCAGTTCATAAAGCGGCTGAAGGTCCTTGTAAGAGTAAGCTGCGATAACTTCACCATTCTTCATGATAACGTTGTGTTCACACCACTTGTTCCAATCCAGCTTGTACTTCTTAGCAATTTCAGAAATCTTTGCACCGATCTTGAACTTCTTCAGAGATACGTTAGCAACTTCATCACATTCTTCCGCAGCCTTAGCAGCGAAGTAAGCATCAAGGTGCTTCAGAATGTTACGGTCAGTAATCACATGCGGAATCTTATTGAAAGTCACGGACTTACCATTGTACCAGTTCATTTCAATACCGTTCATGAGCAACTTTTCTTCAACCTTGCTCATCTTCGTAATGTATTCTGCATTCTTGACCTGGAATTCCTTGTCCATAACCTTTTCAGACAAAGCGATAAGGTCCTTGTAAACCTGTTCCTTTTCGTTGCGGAAACGGTCAGCGGAAACAACGTAGATGAAGTCACGAGAGCGGGTAATCTTACCACGCTTGGACTCAGCAATCTTACGATAAATACGCATACGCTTTGCAGACGGACCCTTAACGAGATTATGAGACTTAAGGAAAGCGTTGAATTCGATCTGTTCATCAACAGTCAGCGGTTCAACATGGTCAATAATCTTACCAATTCCACCTTTAGCAACAATGCGACCCTTTGCATTGCGCTTTGCAACGACCTTCTTCTTGGCCGTAGCCTTCACAGTCTTCTTAGCAGTCTTCTTCACAACCTTCTTTGCATTCTTCTTCATAGCAACCTTCTTGTTAGAGTTCTTGACAGTGTTCTTGGTGGCGTTGGTGTTGTTCTTCATAGTTATACCTTTTGTAAAGTTGTTTAGTAGTATCTTTTATTTTAACAAGTAAAATATACTTAATTATTGGCCCTTTGGAAACCCCTTTTTATGTAAAACTTTCTTTACATTCCTTTGAAATTTTTGTCATTTTATGACATTTTGTCATATTTTGACACTTCCAAAGGTTTTGTAAACTAAAGTTTACATTCCCTAGGGGTAGGTTTTGACTACTTTTCCATTTTCATCTAATTCTTGCGTATATGCGACGTCAGTCGTCATATCATCGATATGGCCAGAACGAGCATCAATTGACTGTTCAATTTCTTCCAAAGCCTTTTCCTGGGCTTCCTCATAATCATTTGCTTCTACTTCAATTGACCATTCGATAGTCTTTGTACCAATTACATTAAACTTAGGCATTATTTATCTCCTTTTGAATAGAGTGCCATGCATTCTGCCATAATTTCTAAGAACGTGATATGAACTTCATCACCATTCTGCTTGAATAGGAATGCTTTTCCACCAGCTTCATTCCACTGTTTTACATTATCTTCATTGTCATCAATAAGAATAGACTGACTATCTGCTTCTTTAAACTTCATGGAGCCTTTATTGATAATCTTAATCATATCTTCTTTGATTTCTGGAAAATGCTTTTTAAGGAATTCACGTTTACCATCTTTACCTTCTTGAAGATAAATGGCCGACATGATACCAATTTCAATATCAACACCAATTTCCGCAGCATCTTTAACAAAGCCATTAATCTTGTTATAAAGAGACAGACCATAAGGAATTACTTCCATATCTGCCCAGAATGACGGACCAATTGCTTTGAGCTTAAACCAATTAGGTTTGCCCGTTTTCTTATTACGGCCTTTGACTTCTTCAATCTTCTTGTCAAAATCAGCCAACACGCCGTCCATATCAAAATAAATTTTAATCATTTATCTACCTTAAATTTGTTATCATCATCAAGTGATAAAAGCCAATTCTTAAAATGACCTTTAGCCAAACGAATATATTTGTCTCTGAATGCATCAAATGCAATAAAACCTGCAGCATCTTCAGAGTTATGTTTGATGAAGTCACTATAATCATTGATAAATGCTTTCGCATACTTCAAAGACGGACAAATGTATTTAAACCAATTCCATTTGCATTCCCTATGATTATAGCCAAAGTAAACATCAAACATATAATAAATTTTGTTTACATACACTGGGTTATATGCACATGTTCCTGTGTAGGCTGTGATATAGTCCAGAGGAACGATATGGCTTAGAACTACTCTCATATCATGATTTGTTGGGTCTGGAATAGTTGTTTCCCATTCATTTACTAAACATGCTTTGTCTAAATTTAATGACTTAAATAGGTTTTTGATTTCTTCACTATTCCGACGAATTCCATCATTTACAGGCTTCATTATAAACCTGCCTTTTCCATACAACGTTCAAAAATCTTGTATTCTTTTGTTGCCTTACGACGTTCAATTTCTTTTAGTGCTTCCTGACGAACATTTTCATCATAATTCTGAATGCTATCAAGTTCAGCCTTATAGAAATTCCTAGCAATTGTAGTTGATTTAATATCAGACTCACATGCTATTAGACGAGCCTTATACTTGTCTTCTATCTTCTTAACATCTGTCTGCACAGTCTCAATTTGCTTTTGATCCTGGCGCATCTGATAATGCATACCAAGCGGGAATGCAATAGCACAACCAAACAAATAACAAACTATATACCATTTCATTATGCAACACCTTTATTAATAATACTTTTCCCAAACTTCCTGATCCATTCCATAGTCAAGAAGGATAATCTTTCCAGCCTTATTCACACCAAGCTGGTCATCGTAAATATCATGAATTTTGTTCTTCCAGATGAAAGTAGCCAATTCCTTGATTTCCTTAGCGAGCTTTTTGAAAATAGCCGGCTTATATTTGGCTTCATCTTTCGTTTCTCTGACAAAGTCTTTAACAATGTTTTGGACCTTCTTGGCCGTGTAATGATCATCTACGTTAATATCGACGTAGTCAGAAAAATCGTCAGCATTAATGTTCACATCCTTATCTTCAAGGAAGCGGTTCAGAGAAGAGCAACGTTCTACGATAAGGTAATAACCCTTTGGGTGATACAATTTGATTTTTGCAACACGGTCAGGCGACTTTTCGAAAACTCGAAGCTCTACCAAGTTCTGAGCCATTCCACGACGGTCTTTTGCCATCTTAATGACAGTATTCTTGTCGAGGGCCCAAACTCTGCGAGAAGAGCCAGAACCGATTTTGTAATATCTGCTATAGAGAATATCGAAAACCTTGTCGAACTTTGGCGTATCTTCAAAGTCGAAGTCATCGGATTTGATGCAGTCTTCGTATGCACATTCAATTTGATAGAGAAAATCATTAAGCATTTTCAGAGTCATTTTGCTACCTTTTATACTTCCACTTCGATCCACTTGTTGCCATTCTTTTCTTCAAACAAAGTCACACCTTTAAGAATTTTGGTGGACTTTGCCTTAAACTTTTCACGCTTACCAACGGATTTAGTTTTCATCTGGAACCTCTTAATTTTTACAAGTAAAATATACCTATTTTTGGATTCTTTGTTAACCCCCATTTTTGTAAAATGTTTTTTACAAAACTGCTCCAGAATGGCATGTTCGTATATTGTTCGTATAATGTTAATAAAAAGTTTACAATGTTCGTAGATTTTATGACAGAAAATGACAAAAAATCCAGCCCGGGAGGACTGGATTTTAGTTTAACAAAAAAGGAAATTTTTAAGCTGTCAATAGGCCAACGACAAATGGCTTTGCTTTATCAGGGAATTCGTCTAAATCTAATACAACTAATTCGACTTCCTGAGTTGCAGTTTCTACTTTGCGATTATTTTCATCTTTATGAGCTACTCTTTCTAGTGCATCTTTATAGACGTTATCTAGTGCTTCTTTAGCTGCGTTAAATTCGACTATTTGTTCTTTAATAGAGACACCAGTTTCATTCTGAATTATATTACCTTGTTCATCTCTGTCAGCATATTTTACAATAGTATCATTCAAATCATGCTTATATTTTTGATATTCTGTATCATTTGCTTCGTTATAAACAGATCCAATAATGTTATTATAAGGAATAGTTAAAGCTTCTATATTCTTATATAGCATTAGAGAGTATTTTGGATTTAGTCCTTCAGTGTTCAAGTTTTTTACGAATTCGTTGAATAGTTGAAGGATTTCATAGTTTTTCAATTCACGTTTTGTTATCTTCATTATTAACCTACAAGTATGTTTTTATTATATAAGAAATGTAAGAAACTATATACATGTTTACAAACAGTTGGAATTTGCTTACTATTTCTAATTTTATTAGGAATTCTATTATTAGATTTAACTACACCGCCCAATACGTTATATTTAGCGTCTGGATATGCCACGTTGTAGCGAAAAGCATTGCATGTGCAATTTACTTTACCAACTAAAGAAAGCATCAGAGGCGTCTCCAGGTTATCCCTGTGAAGTTCCACAATTACATTATAGGAACCTTTTCCAGATTGTGATTTTACCAAGCCTTTTATAACCGTATCTTGTTTATCTTTTCCATCGATATGCCAATTAACTACTTGAATATCTTTATCTGAATATGGAAATACTTTCCTATAATTATCAATCAAATTTTTCAATGTTGGTTGATTTGCTTCATTTAAGGATAATGTTTCTAAGTATTCTAATAGATTCATAACTTATTTATATAGCTCTTTTATTTGGTCTTTAGTCAAAATTCTTTGATTACTTGAACCTCTAAATTTAAGAGTTAAATCTTTCTTTGCTTCTATAAATGGACCATCTACTAAGACGTCTACATTTTCTATAATTGCATTTGTAACTCCTTGAATATATTTTCTTTGACCATATTTTAAATCTTTATCTAGAATATATCCAGTATACATCCAAAGAGTCTTATCAGGACAATTTAGTTTGAATTTCTTAATAAAAGAAAGTAAAGCTAATTGATTTTCTTGTTCAAATGGGTCTCCACCTAAGATAGTCAATCCTGAAATATAAGACTTTTTACATTGTTCTATTATTTCAAATTCTTCTATTGGAGTAAAAGGTTTACCATATTCAAAGTCCCATGTTTGTTCTGAAAAGCAACCTTTACAATGATTTCTACATCCACTAACAAATAAACTAACTCTGACACCATCACCATCAGCTGTGTCAATCATCTTTATATTACCAAAGTTCATATTATTCTACAATATATCCGTTATTTTCAAGTATTTCAATTGATTCACGTAAATCTCTGAATTGGTCTTGTATTGCTTGAATACAATCATATTCAGACATTCCATCTACATAATAGTCTCTTATCCAAGAGTCTATATCGTGTCTAACACTATCAGACTGCTGTCTATAATCAAATCCAAGTTTCTTTAAAATATATTGCTTGTATTTGTCATATTTGTTAGACATAAACTTTTCATCTATTTCCATAAATACCTCTAAACTTATTTATATAAAGGAAAAGACACCGTCTCCAGTGTCTTTAATATAATTAAATTTTGATATTTGTATTAGACTTTTTTGATAGAAATCCCAAAATTTCTACATGCCCAGTTATTCAAATCATCAGAACCCCAATGTTCTGGACTAGATGCAAACCATTCAATTGCCTTATCAGCAACACCAGCTTTAAATCTTGAATAACCAGCAATTCTTACACCACCTCTAAAGAAGTCATCACATTCTTCTCTAGAGAACTTTCTATTATTTCCTTTTGTGGTATATAGAACATCATGAAGAATAGCAGCACAATTATATTTCATGTTCTTTTTATCCCATTTTGGTAAGAACCATGTAAACATAGATGGTACACTTGCTCCATCTGTTCTAAAACCTTTATCAATTCTTAATGTTAGTTTATAAGCGTCATTTCCTTTCATATATGAAGCAATGATATATCCTGTGTCATTAGTCATTGTCCATAATTTATTCTTTTCAGTAAATGCTAAATTTTTATATTCAATGTTAACTAAAGTAATAGCCATAAGATTACCTCATTATAGTTAAATGAGATATACTTTTTTCACTGTTGTCACAAATTATCTTATCTTTATATTTATTAAAAAAGGCGGTATTTAAACCGCCTTAAAATTTTAAAAATAATTATCAATATCTAGAAGGATATTATGCACTGTTGTTCCTAATGTATCTGCTTGTGTTTCAGTTTCTCCATCAATGAATTTTGCATAAGGACGATAATATTGAATATAATGATCATCTTCTGGATCATATAATGCAAATTTATCATTACCTTCGTATTTTAAAATTAATGTATTTATATGATTTTCATATTTTGGATTTTTCTGATGAACTGTAATTACAATTTCTTTTCCTTGTAATTCAGCTTCACACCATGTATGTTGAGGTCCAACTGCCTTTTTAAATGAAGCTGATTTATTAAATGCCTTCAACATACGTTGCATATAACGTGTTGTATTAAATTTGTCAGTATCTTCTTTTAATAAAGTATAACCATGTTCTCTTAATTCTTTCTTTGCTTCTAGTAAATTCATATTAAAAACCTGCCTTATTACATATCATCAATTATAGTATCTATAATTTTCTGAACACAGTCATCAACGTTATCTTCAACAGTTTTATGTGGCCAATAATCATTTTCCCAATAATTTTGGATGGTATCATTGACTAATTTTTCCTGTCTTTCATCCAACCAATCTATAAGATCATATTGGCTTATTTCGGCATTCCCTTCGACTGCATCCCAGACTTTTTTATTAAAGTCTTCTAAGGTAATGTCGACATCTTCATTTAGTTGAGGATTTTCAACTACATATCCAGCTTGTTCCAAAATCTGTTTTGCTTTATTAACGTTCATAGCTTCTCCTATTGTATTTTTATTGATAACATCAACTACTTCTTTAATTGATTTACAACGAATAGCATCATGTTCTGTAGCTGAACGAATAATCTTAACTACATAATCTAATCCGTGTGACCAAATAAAAAATCTAACTGGTGACTTTGATAAATCTGCAACAGTAATACCATCAGCATCTGCATCTACGTTTAAATCAACCTTTCTTGCAATTGCATCAGCAATACGTTGATTCATCATAACTTCACCTTGTCTAACAGTCTTTAAATCTGTTTCTGAGAATGGAGGACGATAATTTGGTTCAGTCACTCTTCTCATTGCTACTTCACTTGGTGCATTTGATGTTCTTAAACGTTTTTCTCTTGGACCAATTTCTGTGACTTTCTTTGCCCATGCTGGTTTTCTACCAGTGTTTATTAAATGCATATCACGTGCACTTGGTCTCCAATTATCATCATAAGTATTTGCCATATTCTTACCTCTTAGTCACCACTCCAATTTCCATTTGGATGGTCTTTATAATATCTTCTTTGGTCTTCAGCAACAGAATCAAAGTAATCACTACCACGTTTCATTTCTTTTCTAACATATTCTTCATTATCATTCAACCACTGTTCTATTTTATTTAAATTATCAGCAGTTAAATCATACTGACCTCTTGTCCAGGTATTACGAGTTGCTGTTAAACCATCAATATCTGATAAATCTATGAAAGCACACAAACCAGACCATTTATAGAATGTACCATTTATCCAGTCAACATTTAATGTAATTGCTCTTTCAAATCTAGGGAATACAATTTCGTGGTCGCTAACTTTGCCATTTCTTTCTTCTAATTTAGCATTGGTTTCATTTTTAACAAGGTCTTTGTTGTATTTTTCAACTTCATCGCTTTTACTACGATAAATGTCTCGTACACTTTCACCAGTATCAGCATCTATATTTGCTTTTTTCAAAAAGTAATTAATCATACCTTTGCAATTATTTAATTCATGTGTTATATTCCAAAAATCAGACATATAATTAGCAAGTTCAGAAACATCCATATCTACATATTTTTGCCACTTTGGATAATAAGATTTGAAAGTAGCAATAGCATTTCTTAAATGTTTCCAGTTAGTATCTTTTGTACCTTTTGGAAAATCATTAGCAGTAAAATTTTTACCATTTATAGTAAGAACTGCACTATTATGAGGTCCTTTATAATTTAAATCTATATCAATTTTTTCACAGATATAACCATGTTCGTTTAATTCCAGTATTGCCTCATTTAAATTCATATAAACTCCTTACTTTATTTATACAAAAAGAAAAGGTGTCATAAAGACACCTTATAAAATTATATCATACTAATCATTATTTGTCATTTGGTCTCTTATATCCAAAGATTTTCATAGTATCATCTTTCTTAACGGTTCTATCACCTTTCTTTTGTTCCTTATAGTCACATCTATGTTTTGCTATAGATTTAGACCAAAGTTTAGTGATATATGCACCTGTTCCTAATGCATGACCATTCTTTGCTTTTACATTTCCATCTTTATCTGATAGCCAATCTATTACCATCTGGACGGTTCCAGCAGAAGTAGTCTTAGCTTCATCATTCAATGTAAATTCAATATTGAAGTCATTTACATAGTTTGCATTGTTTGTATATACCCACAAATGTAAGTTATAAGTGACATCATATAAAGGAATATTCAATCCATTCTTCTTATAATCTTCCTTGAATTCATCAGTACAATGTTCTGCTACATAAGTTTCTACTGGAATTCCCTTAGTTGAAGCACCTACAATATTTCCTTTATCATCTACAGGAATCATTCCATTCTTAACAATATCATCAAGAGTTGCTAATGAACCTGTTGGAGATACTGATGGCAATACAATATCAACCTTAAAACCTACACCAATTGTTTCTGGAAGACTATCATTCTTTGGATCTACAAACTTAACATCATAAGGTTTCTTATCGTTATATTTGTGACCTTCTGAATAATACTCATCTACCTTATCTTTGTCTACTTTTGTGACAGGATGGACTAGAGTAATATCAATATCTTTTGCTTCTCTCATTATAACAGTTATTGTATCTTCAGCAACGTTTCCAGCCTTATCTACATAACGTCTAATGATATGATTTACTCCCTTTTCCAATCTCTGTAGTGTCAAAGTGTCTTGAACTTCTCCATTTACAGTCCACTTAACTGGAATAGCATTTGTATTAAATGATTCCATTGGAGTTGGATTTAAGATTTCAACCTTAGGTGGAATATCATCAAAGATTATTTCTACCTTTGCACTTGCTTTATTGCCATAATCATCTGTATATTCATAAGCAATTGTATAAGCAATATTTCCTTCTTTATTCTTAACAATCTTCTTATTATCATCTACAGTATATGTAACCTTTGTGCAAGAGTCAATCATATAAGATACTTCATAATCACCAATCTTCTGACCAGTTAGATTATCAGTCTTATAAGATACTACTACATCTTTTCCATTTACTTTCTTTGTATATGTGACTGTCTGAACTGTATCTACAGGTTTTCCAGTCTTTGTATCAATTACTTGTTTTAATTCAACTTCAACACCATCTACCTTAATTACTTCAACTAATTCAGCCAAATTATTACCAATTGGAACTACTTTTGCTTTATTTTCATCAATTATGTAGTTGTATTCAGTTAATTTAATATCCTTTGTAGAAACTGTATCTAGAGTGACATCTATATTGAAATGCTTTTCTGTCTTATGAATTGTATCTTTTACAGTGACAGTAATTTCATTATTTTTCTTATTAACATAGATTTTGTCATCTTTTTCTTCTTCAATAGTAATATAGTCAATCAATGCATCAGTTGACTTAGCATTAGTCAAAGTGACAACTGGAGGTGCATCATTAAATAGAATTACTACAGAATCACATACAGTCTTCTTTTCATTACATACCTTAATTGTTGTATCTTTCTTAACAACTACATCCAATGTGTCATAATCACACTTAGTTCCTTCACATAATTTCCATTCGATATTATGGTTAGGATCATTTGTCTTAATTGTATCTTTCTTTGGTTCATGGTCAACATCAGTAATCTTTACATCTTCTTTTTCATCGATTATATTGATTACGATAGTTGCAGTATCAGAGAATTCACCATCAGTGACAATAACTTTTACTGTATCTTTTGTTTTCTTTTCATAATCAATAGGATTCTTGATTACTAACTGACCTGTAGAGTCAATACTATAATTTGTTGTGTCTGTGACAATAAACTTAACTGGTGTTTTATCTTCATCAGTTCCAGTAATCTTACATACATTACCTGTGTAGTTTTCCTTAACAGAGCATGTTGTATCTTTTGTATGTACTGGTTCATTTATATCTGTGACCTTAATTGTATATACAGCAGTATCACCAGCTCCAGATGGATCTTTAACAATTACAGTGACTTTAACTTCAGGATTCTTTTCAAAATCTATAGGTTCTGTTAGTTTTAGAACACCATTAGAATCAATTGAGAAACCTGGTTCTTTTACTGTATATGTTAGTTTATCATTATCTGGGTCTGTTGCTGTAATAATACCAACAATACAAGACTTACAATTTTCTGGAACAGTCAAACTATCATTTGGCTGTAATACAGGAGGTTCATTAACGTTCTTGATTTCAATTGCTACTGTTGCTGTATCAGTATTTCCATTGACATCCTTAACAATGACTTTTAGAGTGTCATTCTTAGTGGTTTCATAGTCAAATGGTTCTACCAATTTAATAGTACCAGTAATAGAATCGACAACGTAATGCAAAGTATCATTGCTATAAAATTTAACAGGCTTTCCATCTTCATCTTCTCCTGTGACTTTACCAACAATTCCAGTTGTATTTTCATTTACTGTAATTGTTGTATCATGTGCATGAACTGGTTCGTCTACATCATTTACATAAATTGTAAAACTTGTATCTTTCTTAGAGCCATCTGTAGAAGTAATTGTGACTTTTACTGGATAACTGCTCTTAGATTCAAAATCTAACAATGTATTTGTTGTAATAACACCTGTCAATTGGTCAATCTTGAAATCTGTTGTATTGATAGTATAGCTTACTGCTGTGCTATCAGCATCTTTACCATTGATTACACCAACTGGAGTACCAATTTCAGAATTTTCATTTACTTTATCTACTTTACCAGTGATTGTAATAGGTTCTTGAACATTTACTATCTTGATTAGATAATTAGCACTATCTAAGAATTCACCATCTGCTACTTTAACCTTGATAACGTATGTTGTATCTTCAGTTTCATAGTCAAATACATGGTTTGTCTTTATAACACCATCTACAACTGTGAACAATCCACTTGGATCTTCAACAGACCAAATCAATGGTGCAATTCCATCATCTGTGTATTTGATATTACCAACTACACCAGTTCCAGGAGGAATACGTAATTCTTCTTGATATGATTTAATTGTATCAGTCTTATCTAAAACAATAGAAGTATTCTTAGTAATTGCGTCAATAATCTTAATCTTCAATTCACCAGATGTTTCATTGTTAGGAAGGACTGCACCTGACTCAATCTTAATTTTAATTATCAACGAATCTGATGTTTCTGTAATATCATCTCGTTTAACATTAATCTTAATTGAGTCTGTTGGTACCTTTGAACCAACTGGAATTTTTACGGTCTTTGTATCGATACCGCAAACAGGAAAATCTGTGACCAAATTAAAATCACTTGAATCAACTTTATCATTTAATTCAAAACAATAACTGAAATATACATCAATTGTTGCAGTATCGCTTAACTTGATTGGAATTACTACAGTGGTATCATTTTCAACTAATCCACCTCTTTCATTTAACTCAGGGTCAATATTCAATGTGTCTGGGTCAAACTTAACATAGATAAATCCAGAACCATCAAAATTAGCATCAATAAACAAATTATTAGAAAGTAGCTGACCAGCTAGAGTCATTTGCTGTTTAATATGAATTTTACCAGTAGTAATGAAGGTACCTTGCATACTATCTGTTTGTGCAAGTGCTTCAAATATGAAATCTTTGGTAGAATAAATTAACAGATTACCTGAATACTTATCATTTCTAATTACATTATCACCATACATTACTCTAATCTGAGGGTGAGTAGCATCAAGTATCAAACCTTCTTTTAAGAAAATTCTTGTTAGTTTACCACCAACTGGCATTTTCACATAAAGTCTAGCATCATTATTCAATGTGATTTTTTCAATATAAATGTCACACAACTTCTTTGTTGTATCTGCAAGATTACAATAATCAGCAATATCTAATGTGTAAATTCCACCATTTTTGAAAATTGCTTCTTTATATGTAATTGTATCATCATTAAATGTTGGTGTTCTCAATGTAGTTTTAATTTCAGGAACACTTGGAGGACAACTTGTATAATAATCTCCAAAGAATTGACTATCACTTGCTACAATATTAGCAAACTTAGGATCTACCGTTCCTGCCACACAGTTAAAACCAGCTGAAACATTTGCTCTATCTTTAAAACCAGTTTGCTTAACAATTACATCACCTGATACTCTAACTGGTCCTGTTGTAAAACCATCTTGACCATTATCAAATGATATATCACCGCCAACCAAAATAGGTCCACCAATTATATGGTCGACTTCTCTCAATTCAAAATTACCATCAGCGGTTCCAAACCAACCTGACTTGTCTGGTACTTTAATGTTTTGACCATTGAACGTAATTCCATTGGCACCAAACATTTTATATTTAAGCAAGTAATCAAACTCTGCCTGTTGCAATGCAGAGTCATCTGGTACATTGTCAAAATTAAATGGCTTGTAATCTGCTGTAAAAGCAAATGCAACCAATAATAATATAATTCCAATTATCTTTTTCATTTTTAATTACCTTCCTTATACAATTCCTTTCTTCTTGCAGAAGTTTATCAATGCTCTAACTATAAAAATGCCGATAAAGTCTACTATTATGAAGAATGTGTTGAACTCCACGAAGAATAACGGCAATCCTAGTAATGCACCTATAGCTGTAAGTATTGCACAAACAAACAATAAGTACATAAAAACATTTAGTGTCTTAAGTATTAATTCCATTTTATCTTCCTATATATTTATTCATCAAAATATACCTATTTATAACATTCTTGTCAATACCTGCATTAAAAAAAGAGCCAAATTACTTTGACTCTTTATTATCATTATCCACATGAATCGGGAAGAGGTTCACCACAGCCTGGAGAACCGCATCCAGTATACCTATAATAAGTTCGCCCACATCCACCTCCAATTTCAATCCAACCTGGATTTAGTGAACTACCACATCCACCATATCCACCACATGCAACAATATTTGGCATATACATGTATGGACTTGCCCACATATTACCACAGCCACCACAACCATGAGGCCATCCACTATTTCCACAACCACCACATGCTACTATTGTATAAGAATTTGTTGCAGAAATTCCACCGCCACTATGGCTACGTTTTCTCTTTTGTTCATAAGGCCATAGAGGTGGAACAGGAGGTTCCTTAGGTTTCTTTATTTTCTGATAAACATATCGTAATGCATCTGGAAGAGCCTTTCCTGTATTTGGACCAGATTGAGAATAACCTTGTCCACATCCTCCACCGCAAGCAGTTATACGTAAAGGTCTAAATCCTTTCGCATAAAAATGATTTTGCATTTCAATTAACTTCATAATATACCGTCTTCACCATTTTTCTTTAATAACCAATCAATATAGACAGGATCTTTTTCATATTCTGTCACATCGTCATCCAATGTAAAATTACCAAAGACCCATCTTTCAAAATCAGTATTTGTCACAAAATCCCAATCATCATAGATTTGTCCATCAATTGTTATTAAAATATCATTCACAAATATCTTATTACCATAGATTACCTTAGAATGTTCCATTCCTCTATGATAACTAAT